AGCCGTGGCAGTTTAGCTGGTTTAATCCGTTTACGACGGGGGTGGGGGAGCGACCGGCGGTGCCAATGGTGGGGGAAGGGTTGCGTATGATGGCGGCGTTGGCGCTGGATGGGTTGGCGACTGATCCAACGGGCGGGGCGACGCACTTTTATGCGACCTGGTTGCCAGCGGCGCCGGGGTGGGTGGCGGGGATGGAGTTTTTGTGTCAGATTGGGCAGCATCGGTTTTATCGGGAGGGGTGATTGGGGGAAGGGGGTGGGACGGTATAGGCGTTATAGGGCGGGATAGGATGGATGGGGATGGGTAAGCATGGGTGAGGATGTGGGGTTTACGGCGCCGGAGAATGCGCCGGGGCAGGCGGAGAGCCGGGAAGCGAAGCCACGGTTTGAGGCGTGGTTGGCAGGATTGGGACAAGCTACGGACGATGCCCGGCCACCGGCGAGCGAGAAAGATGATCTGGAGCGGCGGTTTGCCGATGAGTTTCGGTTGCTCTATGGAGAATTGCTCAATGAGCGGGAACCAATCCTTGATGCGAATGGGCAGCCATTGAGGGACAGCAAGGGGCGGATCAAAACACGGTTGGTGCGCGACTGGCGCAAGGCGGCTTATGAGGCGTGGTCGTCGCTGCCGGCTTCGCTGCGCAAGCCGAAGACGTTGACAGAGTTTGCGGACCAGATTGGTTTGCGCAACACGGCGACAATTCGGCATTGGCGACGCAATGACCCGGCGTTGGAGACGCGTTTCAAGGAGCGGCTGACGGCACGGCTATTGGAATACGCGCCAGATGTGATGATGGCGCTGACCGCGGTGGCCAGTGACCCAGACCCCAAGGCACATCAGGATCGGAAGCTGTTTTTGGAGATGACCGGGTTGTATAAGCCGAAGCAGACAACAGAACTGACAGGCCAGGATGGTGAACCATTAGGCCCACAAGTGATGATCTATATGCCGGATAATGGGCGGGGTGATGCTGGAAATTCGACCACAGCCGGGACCACAGACTGAGTTTCTGTCGTCGCCGGCGGATGTTGTTGTGTACGGTGGCGGCGCCGGCGGCGGAAAGACATGGGGATTACTATTGGAACCCTTGCGGCATGTGGGTAACAAGAAATTTGCCGCGGTCATTTTTCGGCGGACCTATCCACAGGTGACGAATCCAGGCGGGATGTGGGACGAGTCGATGGCGCTTTATCCGCTGATCGGCGGTGACCCGCGGCAGAGCGATTTACTTTGGCGGTTTCCTAGCGGGGCAATTGTGCGGTTTGCACATTTGCAGCACGAAGACAACAAGTTTGATTGGCAGGGGGCGCAGATCCCGTTGCTTTGTTTTGACGAACTGACCCACTTTTCGCAGACGCAATTTTTTTATATGTTGAGTCGCAACCGGTCAGTATCGGGGATTCGGCCGTATGTACGAACGACGACGAACCCAGATGCTGATAGCTGGGTAAAAAAGTTTTTGGCGCCGTGGGTGGATGATGAACATGCCGAGTTCCCGTTCCCGGCTGGGAAGTTGCGCTATTTTACCCAGGAGAGCGGGAAAATCGTGTGGGTTGATGAGCGGTGGCGAGACGAAAATGGGCTATCCGGCAAATCGTTGACGTTTATTCCGGCGACGGTATACGATAATAAAATTCTGTTGCGACAGAACCCAGAGTATTTAGCGAATCTGCGCGCCTTACCCTATGTCGATCAGATGCGTCTACTGCGCGGGGACTGGAAGGTGCGACCAGAGGCGGGGAAGGTGTTTAACCGGTCGTGGTTCGAGGTGGTGGAGGCGGCGCCGGCGGAAGGGGTGGTTGTGCGCTATTGGGATTTTGCGGCGACGGAGAAGCAGCGGAAAGGGCAAGATCCGGACTATACGGTTGGGCTGCGGTTGCGACGCTGGCGGGGCATTTATTATATTGAGGATGTGGTGCGGGATCGCCAGGCACCGGCCGAGGTGGAGCGGATGGTGCGCAACACGGCTGAGCAGGACGGTAAGGGCGTGAAGATTGGCTGGGAAGTGGAAGGGGGGTCGAGTGGGAAGATGGCGAAACACCACTTTGCCAAACTGTTGGAGGGCTTTGCTTTTGAGGGGACGCCCGTTAGCGGGGACAAGGTTCAGCGCGCCGGGCCGGCAGCGGCGCAGGCGTTGGCGGGAAATATTAAGTTGGTGCGTGGGGTGTGGAATAGCGATTTTTTGAGTGAGGTTCATGGGTTTCCGGACTTGCCGCACGATGATCAGGTGGACGCTCTGAGTGGGGCCTTTGCCATGGTGGTGGGGATGCCGGAAACGCAGACGGTGACGAGCCAGGTGGTGGCGAGGGATGTGATTGCGCAATTATTGAACTGATTGAAATAGTTGACGAGGTGTGGTAGAATGGCACAAGAACTTGAGACACTAGTGGTCTGGATACGGCAGCAGATGCCGGCACTGTTGGAGAGTAAGGAGCCGTGGCAGGTGGTGCTGCACGGGGGACGCGGTGGGGATGTGATCGCTGAGGTGATCCGGAAGCAGGCGGTGTTGCCGCCGAAGAAGGATAGGGCGGTGGGGAGTGGGGCAGCAAGCGGTAACGGTCACCTGCGATAGGTGTGGCAAATCGTTCACGCCGGAGTTGAAAGAGCGTCCGGTGAGCGGCGGGGGTGCGGAGCAGCGGTTTCGGTGTCCGCATTGCCTGCATTGGTTTTCGGTGGCGTACATCACGGCGGCGGGATTGCGGATTCGCCAGGCGATTAAGGCGGTGGAGCATGAGATCGTGATGAAGCCGGATGATGTGGGGTTGCGTGACCGGTTGGCGGATTTGCGGGAGCAGATGCGGGGTGAGGTGTGGGGGCCGAATGATGTGACTGGATGATGCTCTGCATTTTATAAAGTTGGTTGGCTCGTGATAGGGCGCCATTCGTTGAGAGACGGATGGCGCCTTTTTTGTTTCTACCGGTGTCGGGCAGGAGGATTCATGTTGATGATTGGGCAGCGGCGGGTTTTCCCGCTGCGGGCGCATTGTCCGCGTTGGCGGCACTTACAGCAGTTGCGTAGGGGCCGTAGCGTGCCTGTGTATACACGACTAGCAGTGGAACTATTGCAACGTATTAGTTTAGTTTTCGACCGACAAGAATCGCTTGTCGGTCGGGGAGTTGGTGGATAGGATGAATGGGAGTTATGGGGAGGGGATGATTTGGTTGATACTGGGCGTTTGTTTAGGGGCGATGACGGGGCGTGCTATCCAGGGTAGAGTATTGTGTGTGGCCTGCTCTGAGTCTCAGTTATTTTTGTTGGACTGGCCGCTTTATGTGGGTGGGCTATTGGTTGTTTTGGTGTGTGTGTATGCAGTAAGGCGGAAGAGTGATGAGAACGATTAAGGGCTGGATTGAGGTGGTGTATCGGGAGCATGGGCCGTGGGCGGCGTTGGCGGTGGGGGTGGCGGCGGCTGGGGTGCTTTTGCTGATCATGCGATTGGCGGGGGTTGATTTGGGGCAGGCGGTGCAGGTGTTGGGCGGTTTGTTGCAATAGTAGGGCGAAGGGTGGGGGATGGCTGCGTTGATTCTGCGGTTTCAAAATTTATTTCGCCGGCGGGAGATGCCGGTGGCGGAGCCGGTGACGCAGGTGGCGCCGCCACCGCGCCCGATGGCGGAGACGCGGCTTTTCCAGGTGGAGATGGATCGGCGGTCGGTGGTGACGGATTGCCGGGGGATGTATGAGACGGATACGCGGGCGCAGGGGGTCATTGATACGCTGGCGGCGGATGCGGTGAAAGACGGGTTTACGCTGGAGGTGAGTGGGCGACGGGCGGCGGAAGCGCAGGCGATGGCGGAGGAGACGCTGGAGCGGGTGGCGTTTTGGGACAATATTGAGGACTGGGTGCGCGAGACGCTGAATGAGGGGGATTCGTTCCTGGAACTGGCGGCCAACAGTGATGGCGAGATTGTGGGGGTGAGCCGGAAGCCGACGCTGGAGTTGTATCGCTGGAGTGATGAGTTTGACCAGTTTTATGATCCGACGCGGGCCTTCTTTTGGACGGAGCAGTGGTGGAACGGGAGCAATCCGCCGGGGGATGCAGTCTACTTTGCTGAGTGGCAGATGATTCATGCGCGAGGGGGGCAGCGGAGCAACCGGCGGTATGGGCGACCGGTGTTTGCGAGTGCGCGCAAGAGCTTTAAGCGGATGAGTGAGGGGGAGCTGGATGTCGCCATCCGGCGCAAGACCAGGGCGGGGATGAAGTATGTCCACAGTTTGGAGGATGCCAGCGCGGCGGATATTGAGGCATATCGGGAACGCAACCAGGCGGTTTTGAGCGACCCGTTTGCGGCGGTGGCTGATTTTTTCTCGAACAAGCGGACGAGTATTCAGGCGATTCAGGGGGATGCACGGCTGGGTGAGATAGAGGATGTCGTGCATCACATTCGCACCTGGTGGGTGGCGGCGCCGGTGCCGATGAGTTTGCTGGGGTATGGGCAGGATCTTAACCGGGATGTATTGGACAAACAGAGCGAGCAGTATGATGGGCGCAAGGAGCAGTACAGCGCTTGGGTGACGAGCGAGTTTGTGAAGCCGTTGATTGAGCGGCAATGGTTGCTGAAGGGGATTTGGCCGGGGGCGTTGACGTGGTCGGCGAATTGGAGCAATAAGAAGCCGTTGACGGCGGTGGGGTTGAAGGATGCGGCGGCGGCGCTGGCGGCGTTGCGGGCGACGGGGTTGTTTGATGACCCGATGCTGCTCCAGTTGTTTGGGCGGTTTGTGCCGGATTTTGATGTGGCAATGGCGGTGCAGGCGTTGGACGCGAAGATGGCGGATGAGGTGGTGCGGGTGGCGGCTACAGCGGATTTGGGAAGCAACGGATTGATTACGGCGCGTTCGGTGGCGGAATAGGATGGATAGGCGCGATGGGATTGATAGGGTGGGTGGTTTGTGGGTTTGTTGTCGGCTTTGTGGGTGGCATGGCGTTTACGTTGTTGATTGGGGTGGCGATGGCGGCGAAGAGGGCGGATGAGGCTGAGTGAGATTGGGCCGGGGGAGGTGGACCGGCTGGTGCAGGTAGCATTGATGCGGCTGACGCTGCGGACCATGGGGGAGACGCACCGGGTGTTGGGTGGGTTTCAGGCGTGGTTGGTGGGGGAGGTGACGCGGCGGGCGGGGGAGGATGGCGCGGTGGGGGTGACGGAACTGGCCGGGCTGTCGAGTCAGGTGGAGAGCCGGTGGCGCCAGGCGATGCAGGAATGGCGGGCGCTTTTCGAGGCGGCGCGGGTGCAGGCGGGGAGTTTGCCGTTTGGGGCGTTGGTGGTGCGGCATAATTATTTTATGGGGTTGGTGCAGCAACCCCTCCCGGCTTCGACAAGCTCAGCCATTGGGGAGGGGGCGATTGGTCGGTGGGGGGAGTTGGTGGAGGATTTTTCGCCGGCGGAGGTGGGGACGATTGTTGGGTTGTGGCAGGAGCGGCGGGCCAGGGCGCTGACGGCGGCGAGTGAGCGGACGATGCCGGACAGACTGACGTTGAGCCAGCGGGTGTGGCGGTTGGAGACTGGTGGGTTGCAGCAGATTCAGGGGACGTTGGCGGGGGCATACGCGGCGCGGACGAACGCTTGGGATTTGGCTCGGCAGTTGGAAGGGCAGTTGGGGGCGAATCAGGATTTGCCACGGTGGAGTTCGACGCGGTTGTATCGGATGACGCCGAGTGAGCGCGCCGCCAGTGAGCGGGGGTTGTTGCGGGGGACGGAGAATCTGGGGCGGGGGGTGGCGTATAATGCGCTGCGGTTGGCCAGGACGGAGATCCAGTATGCCAACCATGCGGTTAGTACGGAGATTGCCCGGCGTTCGCCGTGGGTGACGGGGCGCTATGTGCGGTTGAGTCCGAGCCATCCCCAAATAGATATTTGCGATCAATATGCTAGTGGCGGGCCGTATCCGAAAACTGATGAGATTTTGCCGCTACATCCTCAGTGTATGTGCAGATATGAGAATGAAGTGATTGGCGATGCTGACTTTGCGAATCAGGTAAAGGGTTGGGTGCAGGGACAGAACAACTATTTGGATGAGTATCAGGGGTGGTTGGGGTCGATTCAGCCAACGGAGTTGATGCCGTGGAATATGACGATTGCGGATAGTCTTGAGTTGTGGTTGGGGATGAGCGGGGATGGTCATGCGGCGGTGTTGCGGTTGGGTGGGACGAGTCGGACAGGTGGGACGGATGGGCAGCCGGGGCCACGGGCACCGATGACGGGGCCGGCGTTGGCGAGTCCGCCGGCGACGGGGCCGGTAGCGGTGGCGCCACGGGGGCCGGGGCCGGTAGGGACGCCGGTGGGGCAGGCGCTGACTATTCCCAGTAGTGGGAAGTATGCGGCGGCTTATCGGGATGCGATTGAGGCGATTGATGGGGTGCATGGGGATGGGGCGTTGCCGGAGATTCCAGTGAAGACGAAGAGTACTATACAGGCGTATGGGCAATATGCGCATTATGCCGGCGGTGGGCCACGGGACATTGCGATCAATGGCAAGGGCGACCATTTGCAGACGACGCTGGCGCATGAGGTGGGGCATTTTCTTGACCACATGGCGATTGGGGAGCCGGGGAAGTTTGCGAGCGAGTCGTCGCCGCTGTTACAGGAGTGGCGGTTGGCGGCCAGGTCGAGCCAGGCGGTGCAGTCGTTGCAGAATAAATATTTGAAGCCGGAGAGTTATACGGCGAATGTGACGATCACGCAGGCGAATGGCAGCCAGATAACCTATAATGCGGCGCCGTCGCCGGAGCATCTGCGCTATTTGTTGAGCGATAAGGAAGTGTGGGCGCGCAGTTATGCGCAGTATGTGGCGACGCGTAGCGGGAATGAGGCGATGTTGGCGCAGATTGCGAATGAGCGGAAAGACCAGTTGTATGGCGACCGGCAGTGGGGTGCTGATGATTTTCAGCCGATTGCCAAGGCGATAGATACAGTGTTTGCGGGGTTAGGATGGCGACAGTAACACGGGCGGATGGCGAGGCAGTGAGCCGGGAAGAGCAGTTGGCGGCGCTGATCGCGCTGGGGATGGATGCGCTCTATGCTGAGTTTGTGTTGGCGATGGAGGCCGGCGAGGTGAGTGGGGATGTGGTGGTGGTTTTGGAGGAGTCGGAGTCGGAGTTGGAGTGGGGCGGGGTGATTTGGTTGG